TACAATATAATCTCTTAGTATATTATGCTACTTAAGGAAACGAGTACATAATCTTTTTATTTTCTTAATATTCTTAAAGTCTCTAAAACTTTTCTAAATAAATAATTATGTACTCAAAATATATTATTAATAAATATAAAGTATTCTTATTTCGCCCACTTTGAATATACAATGTTATCTTATTGGTAATATAAAGTATTCTTATTTCGCCCACTTTGAATATACAATGTTATCTTATTGGTAATATAAAGTATTATTATTTCGCCCACTTAGTATATACAATGTAATCTTATTGGTAATATAAAGTATTATTATTTCGCCCACTTAGTATATACAATGTAATCTTATTGGTAATATAAAGTATTCTCATTTCGCCCACTTAGTATATACAATGTAATCTTATTGGTAATATAAAGTATTCTTATTTCGCCCACTTAGTATATACAATGTAATCTTATTGGTAATATAAAGTATTCTTATTTCGCCCACTTTGAATATACAATATGATTCTATTTATATATTATGCTACTTAAGGAAACGAGTACATAATCTTTTTATTTTCTTAAATTTATTGAAACCTCTAAATCTTTTCTAAATAATTAATTATGTACTCAAAATATATTATATATAACTTTATAAAAATACAATATAATCTCTTAGTATATTATGCTACTTAAGGAAACGAGTACATAATTCTTTTATTTTCTTAAATTTATTGAAATCACTAAAACTTTTATAAATAAATAATTATGTACTCAAATGTATATTATACTACTTAAGGAAAATGAGTACATAATCTTTATATTTTCTTAAATTTCTTAAAGTCTCTAAAACTTTTATAAATAAATAATTATGTACTCAAAATATAATCTGTTATAACTTATTAAAAATATATAGAAATTGCTTAGCATATTATACTACTTAAGGAAAATGAGTACACAATCTTTTTATTTTCTTGAATTTCTTAAAGTCTCTAAAACTTTTCTAAATAAATAATTATGTACTCAAAATATATTCTCTTATAATCTTATAAAAATAAATAGTAATCACTTATCATATTCTGCTACTTAAGGAAAAACGAGTACATAATCTTTTTATTTTATCAATATTCTTAAAGTCTCTAAAACTTTTTTAAATAATTAATTATGTACTCAAAATATATTAACTTATTAAATAGAATATTATTTGTGATTCACATAGTATATTATACTACTTAAGGAAAAACGAGTACATAATCTTTTTATTTTCTTAAATTTATTTAAATCTCTAAAACTTTTTTAAATAATTAATTATGTACTCAAAATATATTAACTTATTAAATAGAATATTATTTGTGATTCACATAGTATATTATACTACTTAAGGAAAAACGAGTACATAATCTTTTTATTTTATCAATATTCTTAAAGTCTCTAAAACTTTTTTAAATAATTAATTATGTACACGTTTTATATTCTCTTATAATCTTTTTTAAAATACATTGTAATCACTTAGTATATTCTGATACTTAAGGAAAATGAGTACATAATCTTTTTATTTTCTTAATATTCTTTAAATCTCTAAAACTTTTCAAAATAATTAATTATGTACTCGTTTTATATTCACTTATCACTTATTAAAATATATAGTAATCTCTTAGTATATTCTGCTACTTAAGGAAAATGAGTACATAATCTTTTTATTTTCTTAATATTCTTTAAATCTCTAAAACTTTTCTAAATAATTAATTATGTACTCAAATGTATTCTCTTATAATTTTTTATGTACTCAAATGTATTCTCTTATAATTTTTTATGTACTCAAATGTATTCTCTTATAATCTTTTTAAAAATACATTGTAATTACTTAGTATATTATACTACTTAAGGAAAATGAGTACATAATCTTTTTATTTTCTTGAATTTCTTAAAGTCTCTAAATCTTTTCTAAATGATTAATTATGTACTCGTTTTATATTCACTTATCACTTATTAAAATAAATAGTAATCATTTAGTATATTCTGTTACTTAAGGAAACGAGTACATAATCTTTTTATATTTATTAATATTCTTAAAACTTCTAAAACTTTTCTTAAAAATAAATTATGTACTCAAATGTATTCTCTTATAATCTTATTAAAATAAATTGTTATCGCTTTGTATATTATGCTACTTAAGGAAAACGAGTACATAATCTTTTTATTTTCCTAATATTCTTAAAACCTATAAAACTTTTCTAATAAATAAATTATGTACTCAAAATATATTCACTTATCACTTATTAAAATAAATAGTAATTACTTAGTATATTCTGCTACTTAAGGAAACGAGTACATAATCTTTTTATTTTCTTAAATTTATTAAAACTTCTAAAACTTTTTTAAATAATTAATTATGTACTCAAATGTATTCTCTTATAATCTTTTTAAAAATAAATAGTAAAAACTTAGTATATTCTACTACTTAAGGAAAATGAGTACATAATCTTTTTATTTTCTTAAATTTCTTAAAGTCTCTAAAACTTTTCTAAATAATTAATTATGTACTCAAAAAATATTAACTTATAAAATAGAATATTATTTGTGATTCACATAGTATATTCTGCTACTTAAGGAAACGAGAACATAATCTTTTTATTTTCTTAATATTCTTTAAATCTCTAAAACTTTTCAAAATAATTAATTATGTACTCGTTTTATATTCACTTTTCACTTATTAAAATATATAGTAATCTCTTAGTATATTATACTACTTAAGGAAAATGAGTACATAATCTTTTTATTTTCTTAAATTTATTAAAACTTTTAAAATCTTTCTAAAAAATAAATTATGTACTCGTTTTATATTCACTTATCACTTATTAAAATATATAGTAATCTCTTAGTATATTATACTACTTAAGGAAAATGAGTACATAATCTTTTTATTTTCTTAATATTCTTTAAATCTCTAAAACTTTTCAAAATAATTAATTATGTACTCGTTTTATATTCACTTATCACTTATTAAAATATATAGTAATCTCTTAGTATATTATACTACTTAAGGAAACGAGTACATAATCTTTTTATTTTCTTAAATTTATTAAAACTTTTAAAATCTTTCTAAAAAATAAATTATGTACTCAAAATATATTCACTTATCACTTATTAAAATAAATAGTAATCACTTAGTATATTATGCTACTTAAGGAAACGAGTACATAATCTTTTTATTTTATCAATATTCTTAAAGTCTCTAAAACTTTTATAAATAAATAATTATGTACTCAAAATATGGTTTATCTTAATAGATTATAATAAACCATATTTTATAATATTATTACAGAAAGGGCATTTATAACAATTAATATTTGCTAAATAACAATTTTTATTTATACAACTTCTACATATATAATGTTTACAAGGTGTAACAATCACTTTTTTATATAAATTTGAATTATATTTATTTAAACATATATTACATTCATCGCTATTATTAAAACCTACAATGTTAATATCTCCAATATCTGATATTTTTATAAACTTTGTAAATGTATCTCCTTCACTATTAATAGATAAATCATCATTTGTTACACTATTATAAGGTATTATAGTTATTGGATTATTTTGCAATAACGAAATTATAAAACTAATCAAAAAAGCATATAATGAAACATGTAATAATATAGTATGTGGTGCAGGTATTCTATAATTATCGAATATATATGTAATTATATTATAATAAAAATATCTCATTCCATTATCAGACATTAAATCAATTATCCCTCTATTATTTCGTGCATGTTCGTCAAATCTACGTGTAATAGTAAATCCACCAATTGTTTTTCTATCTCTTTTATTTTTTAATGATATCTTAGATAATGATGTCTTAGATAACGATGTCTTAGATAACGATGTCTTAGATAACATACTTTTATTTGGTAATAACCTTATTAGGAGAGGAGACCTCATTATTGATTTAAGTTTATTATTTTTAGTCTTTTTTGTTTGCAATAATGATATTATATTTATAAATTCGTTAAAATATTCGTCAATTTTAACCTTATCCATACTATTTAATATGTATAATAAAAATAAATAAACATTATTTTGAGATGTAATAAAGATAATTAGATACTTCTTTAAAAAATAGAAAAACAATGAAAAACTAATAATATTATATAATGTTTCAATATTTCTAAAAATAATAAAATGATATTTTTAAATGTATAATTATAATTTAAATCAATTTTAATCCATCTTCATTTACATATGTTTTTACCATATCTAATGTAATAATTTCAATATCTTTTATTTTCTTTCCATATGTTTGTGGTATTTTTGGAAATAATTTTGGTTTATGTGGCCAGTGAGAAGTCATTCTTAAATTTTCAAAATGTTTTTTCCTTTTTTCTAAATCTTTACTTTTTGCAAGACTTCTTGGACACATACATATATACACAACACATCTATAATTAAAATTATCACTTGCTGATTTTTGTACTGGATTACCATAATGTAATGTTCTACTATCCCAAAATACACCATATCCACGAGGACATTTAATTGCTTTTTCGTTACATCCTTTATTTATATAAAAGTCATATTGTTCTTTATTTTGTAATTTAAACCAATCTTTTTTATCACTTATATTAAATTCTTTCTGAAAGTCTTTATGATAATTATTACTACTTTCAAGAATTATTAATGTTGCGTCTCCTTCATTAGTATCATAACCATTAATCCATGACTGAATACATTCAAAATCATTTCGTGTATAACTTTGATCTACATGAAACCACGGGTTTGATTCTCTCGATGGTTTATCTAAAATATAAATACTCGCACCATCAAAACTTACAATTAAATCGTCTGTTTTCCATATTTTACTAAAAACATCTTTTACTTTGTTATTTTGACGAACATTCCATACTAACTCAGAATGTCCTACATTCCAATGTTGAATAAGCATTTTATGATTTGGATATAATTCAAGTATTTGTTTATATGTATCTTTATTGTTTCTATCAATTGGTATTTCAAACTTTTTTGTTAAAAATTCTAATAATTTCCATTTATTATTAATCATATTATTACATTCATCATTATCTAATATAGGACATATAGCAACACCATATTTTTCAATTGTTTCACGAATATTTTCTTTATTACATAAGTATCTTTCATATTCGTAAACAAACGAAGTCATGATAAATAATTTATGTAAATACACATATCATTTTTTTAAAAAAAATAAAAAAAAATGATATGTACTTTAAATATAAACAACAAGTTAATACTTCTAAACGATATGACATTCCCTATTGAAACTCCTAAACATTCTCTTGTTTTGTCAAGAGATAATACTAATACATCATGTGAAGAAGAAAAAGAAAAATGTATTGAAGTTAAAATATATAGAAAAGTTGGAAAATATATTAAATTGTCAAGAAGATGCTAAAGTTAATATATAAAATGCGAGTTGAGTATTTCGAGGTTTTTTTGAAATAACATATATTTTTTTATTCAACTATCTAAATTAAATTATTATAAGCAAAATATTAAAGGATGTTTTAAGATAAATATTATAAATGTACTAAAAAATAAAAAATATAAAAATAAATAACATATAATATATAACATACACATAAAACCTAATAAATTACTCCTTATTACCATCGGGTTTCCTGTTTTTCCAAACCTTAGCGATCTCCTTAAAGATTTCTTTTTTATCAAGTTCATGATTAGCGTTCTTAATAATAGGAAACTGATCCTTAACAAAGATATTATATAATGTAGGAGCTCTTTTTTCTTTGACATTTCCATCCTTATCAAATCCTTTTTTAACTTTTTTGACTTTCAGTTTTTTAGCATTTTGCAACGCATTTTTTTTATTATTGAGTAAATAATCTTTATTTATTTTTTTAAACTCACGAGTATAATCGTTAATATCTTTCAATGTATCCAGAATATCAGGCATATTTGCGATATACCTCTTATACATAGCATTAGTTGTAGTAATTTCAACATATTCATCTAATGGCTCTTCTGATTTTTCAACAACTTTTTCCGATGGAATTTTAAGTTTTTTTGCATTTTTCTTATTGACTTTCTTTGCGATTTGGCTTATATCAGCATTTACAACATCTGATAATTCAGAATCTACAACTGCGATAGATTTATTTTCAACGTGATCAACAACGGGAGAGATAGAAGACATTATTTAGCTTTTTACTAATTAAATCTTTGGTTCAAATGTTCTTCTTGGCTTGTCTTGTTTGTGGATAAATAATAATCTTAATTATATCTATCATTTTTTTAAAATATATCAAAAAAATAGAACATATTTATTAATAATTAATTTGTTCTATTTTTTAATAAAAAAAATAAAAATTGATAGTACAAATTAGATTTATTATTTATCCGCAAACAAGACAAGAAACGAATTACATTATAAGTAAAATTAAAATGTCTTCCAACTCGCCCGTTGTTGATCTCCACGTTATCGCCCCCGAAGTTCTCAAGACTTCTGAAGTTCTTAAGGTTTCAGAGGTTCTTAAGGTTTCAGAGGTTCTTAAGGTTTCAGAGGTTCTTAAGGTTTCAGAGGTTCCTGTAATTCCTGAAGTTCTCAAAGTTCCAAAAACAAAAGCTCCTAAGGTTCTTAAACCTAAGGTTTTCAAAATCCCCCCTCTCCCTCTTCCTATTCCAGTGGTTAAAATTGTTGACGAAAAGATTGTTAATAAGGTTGAAATAGAACCCGTTGTCGTTTTATCGAGGAATGCACTTTATAAACAGTATATCGCTGATATGCCTGATGTTCTCGATACATTGAAAGATATTATCGATTACGCAAAAGACTTTAAAAAAATTAATAAAGACCATTTGTATCATGTCGACCCTACGCTCAAAAAGCTGAAAGTCAAAAAAGGATTTGATAAGGATGGTAATATTAAGGAAAAAAAAGCTCCTACATTCTATAATATTTTCGTCAAAAATCAGTATCCTATCATTAAAAACACTAATCCCGAACTTGATAAAAAAGAGATCTTTAAGGAGATCGCTAAGGTTTGGAAGAACAGGAAACACGATGTGAAAAATGAGTAATTTAGTGGGTTTTATATGTATATATATTTATATTATATGTTGTTTATTTTTATATTTTATATTTTTATATTTATTACTAACTTATATATCAACTAACTACTTTTCAATTATTATAGATAATAAACTCATATTCATTATAAAGTCATTATTTAATTGATTGTTTTTATTAAACATAAAAAAACTTTTTTAATAATTTGAAAAACTTTATTATAAACAGTTGGTTGTGTATATTTTATGAAACCTTTATTATTAATTTTTCTATTACGTAAATCTCTTTTAATTTCAGGAATAGCCTCTTTTATATATATAGTTTTAGGCATTTTTGAAAATAGAATTATATCTATATAATTTATCTTTATACTCCATTTTTACTTATGGATAGAATTGTATGTGTATAATTTATATATCTCCTTATAAAAAATGACATAATTTTATTAAATATTAAATAATACTCTAATATGCAATGTACGAAATGTGATAAAAGAAAGGAATTAACAGAATATTCTTTTAAAAATGAAGAAGAAAAAATATATTATTTATATTGTAATAGTTGTAGAAATGAATCACAACAAACTCAGAAAAAATATAAAGAGAAAGCTATTGAAAATTATAATTTAAATAAAACAATAAATAAGATAGAATGTTCTTGTGGTATAACATATGTATCATATCGTAATTTTCATATGATAAGACATATTAATAGTAAAAAACATAAGCAATCTTTAGAGATTAAAACATAAATAAAATCTCGATAATAATATAGAAGGAATATGAAAGCTG